ACTTGTTGAGGTCTCGGCAGTTGCGGATCACGTCTTTGAAGTCGGCGTTACCCGCCAGATGCTCAGACACTGCGTCAGAGACGATCTCGAATTGTGGGTTTTTCATCAGGCCAGCCTGCGAAAAGGCACCCTTGCGTTTTGTTGCGCCACCGTGCTTCACGGCAATGTAGTTGTTCACGTCGCGGCTATGCAGGCTGCGGTAGTCGCTGCGCTCTAGCTCATAGGACGTGTCCAACTCCCAGTCGAACATCACTTGTTCCAAGTCATACTCAAGACTCTTATGCGCAAACACCACAATGCCGTCCGTGTTGGCGCTGACAACCTTGGCCCCCACAGCCTCAACGCGCTCGATCAGCATAAGCAGCGCGAGCTGCCCAGTGATGGTGGTCTGTATCAACAGGTTGGGCGCGTACAGCGCGCTGTACTTGCTCCCCAGTTTTCCGAAGCTGCCGTTCACAACAATCTTCAGCGTGTCGGCAGTCACCTTATCGCCAGCGCGCTTGGCCTTGATGCGGCGATCAACAATACTCTGATACACTTTTGTGAAGCTGTCGCCCATGTTGTCGGGCGCGATGTCTTGCTGCAAAATAATTGACGGGTAGTAGGACGCCACGTCAAAATCAGCTAAGATGTGATCCGTGCCAGCGTATACGCTCTGACCCTTCTCGCAGCTATGTAGCCCACCAACGCCCATTTGGTATTCCCCATCACCGATCTTAATTTTGGTTTTCTTGAGCCAGTCGGGCATCTGGATTGATCCGTTACCTGACAAGTCAAAAGCGTGTTCTGTTAGCAGGGTAATCACTTCGCGAAGTTGATCCCCCTCAAATTCGACGATCTCAGGGTCAAGGTATCTGAACGTAGCGTCGTCGCTTACTTTTGGGACTCGAAGTGTTTTATTCGTGGCGGCCTCAACCTCTGAACGCAGCACAGTCTCAGCGATCTGCGCGTCTGATTTTGACCGCAGATCCACATCGTATTCCTGCGACATCTCAACGCGCAGGTTCACCTGCTTTTCGACGGCGCAGTAAAGCGCGTCAGTCACCCGCAAGTCGTTGACGCAATACTTCCTCAGCAGCTCGCGCTCGCCCTCGCTGATGCTGGCACTCGGCTCAATAGGTAGGTCTTGCAGCTTTGCGTATCCAAGCCGCCCAGCGTAAACTTTCAGGCTGGCTTTGCCGGGGACAACGTCAATGATGTCGATATGATCCCACGCCTGCGGAATGCTGATGTCTTGCTCTCGGCATATTTTCCACGCGGGCTTGCCCGAGGTGATAATATCATCGCTTATCGCTTTAAGCTGTTCGCAGTTGCGCCCTTGCAGCGCAGCCTCAATCATTGGCAGGTCGTAGTGATTACCGTTAAAGCTGATTGTCTGGTGGTTGCGCATAAGGTTAGACACCTTTGCGACGGCAAGCCTCTGCCCATCAAACATATCAAACGACGCAACTTTTCCGTTTGCTCGATCCAAAAAGCAGATCAAAAAATAATCTCGGTAACATTCGACATCAAGTATCAGTGCCATGAGGGGTGTCCTCCATATAGGGCTATATAAAGAGGGGCGACCTAAGCCGCCCCAAAAATCTTACATGAAGTCGTCTTCGTCATCATCACCGAAGGTGTCGAAGTCGTCGGCGTTTGCGCTGACCCCATCACCAAACGGCTGGCCGTCTTTAAAGAACTGAACGCCGAGCAGGTTTGCGTTGATCCGCTTGCCATACTGATTGTCTTGCGCCCAAAGCTCAAGGATTGCGTTGACGTAGCAACCAGAATAGGGGCGATTGTCGTCCTCAGAGAGCGGTGTGCGGTCACGATCCAGCACCATCGGGCGCTTGTTGTTGCTGGCCTTAAAAGACATGTGCCCGGCATAGCCATCATAGTCGATGTCGTCACCGTCTTTGAAACAAATCTTGTCAGCCTTCAGCTTCGCGCCCTTGAGCTTATCTTTGATCAGATCTTCAATAGCCTCTTCGATCTCTGTGATCTTTTCGGCCTGCGTCTTCTTGTCGATCAGGAACGTGCCTTCGTACTTTGTTTCTTGGCCAGAGAACACGGCCTTGCGAAACAAGCTGGGGAACGAGAGGCGGACGTTTTGGAGTTTTATCTTCGACATTTAAGTTTTCCTTTCAGGGTTTTGCGCTACGGAACGTAGCGTTCTTACACGTTACACAACATATTTACTCTGCACAATCATTAAAGTCTTCGGCGCTCACATTTATAGCGGGCCGCTTGTCACTCTCTGGGGCGAGCGTCGGCGCACCGCTGGACTTAACCACGATATCGGCAATTTCTGAGACGCGCTTCTTACCCAATAGCTTTTCTGCCTGTGCTGGGCTGACCAGCTTTTTGCTGTAGGCGTCTTCGCTTCCGAGAAGGTTAATCAGTGTCTCTGACGCCTGCTCGTCGCTAACCCAGCGGCGATTACTGCGCCCTTCAACCAGCTTGTAGCCTGCGAACCCGCCACCCTCTTCGAGCCGCCCCTTCGCCAGTTTTTCGATTGCCGATAGCCAGCTTTCGATCAGCGGCTTGGCGTCTAGCGCCGCGCGCATCTGATCGTCTGTCAGCGTGTTGGCTTTGGGCATGTTGTCCAAGTCGTCAAACTCAGACATGATCGCCGCCTCGGTCACGTCTCTCAGAGCCTCGCATGACGCCTTGGCCCGACAGAAGCGGCATTGCTTTTCGCCAGCGGTACGGGGCGCGTCTGGCTCGGCTGTCACCTCGGCGCGTTGCTTTGCCCACTCAGCCCAGCGCAGCAGCGCCTCAATGCTGATTTCCCACTCGCTAATGTGATTAAGCCGGGGCTGCACAATGCTGATCTTGGCGGTGTGGATGTCACCGAGATAGCTGTTCTCTGCGTAAGCACCCAAAGCGTAAAGCATACCCTGTGGGTTTTCTTCAGCGTCAACGCGCACGCCCATGCCGTACTTGAGGTCGCAGACGTGGATAACGCCGTCCTTGACGATCACGGCGTCAGCAGTACCAAAGCCGCCCTCAACCCAGTCTGCGTAGCTGACGCGTTGCTCTATCTCAAACAAGTCCGCGCCTACCGCGCTGTGACGCACATAGTCTGTGTACACACGCACAAATTCTGCCATCTCGCTGTTGGCGTATGCGTCGAGTGCCGCGTCACTTGTTTGCAGGGCCAACTCCGCCAGCTCATGCGCCTCAGTGCCTTCAGCGGCAAACGGGCTTGTTGTGTTCGGGATGTCGCGCTCGGCCTCAACAGAGCCAGCACAGACCAGCCATCGGTGCGCGTTAGACGCACCCAAAGTTGCGTGGGCGGTCATTGATCCGTCTCCCAGTACATCTCTGTTGAGCCTTTGTGCTGCGCGATAGACAGTTTAGGCTTTGCTGGGCAAATCTCACACCAGAACCGAATTGATAGCCCGTGTCGGCGACTGCTTGGGTTTAAGTTATTACCCTCCTCGGAAACGCTGCATTGTCTGTTACCAACAGACACTTGGAGACAAGTGTCTTCGTCCTCAAACCTTTGTGAAACAACCACCAGCTCATGATGAAGGTGTGCCCCACCACATTTCGGACAACACAAATCATGAGTAGGCCAAACCCCCTCGTTATCAATTTCCACAATGCTCTTAACCATCATTTTGCCTCCAAAGTGTTGAGCCAGTTGTAAAACACCACTGAGTGTTTTGGTGAGATATCCTGAAGTTTAGACGCACCCAACTCGGCCAGCTTGGCGCGTATGGCGGCCTTGTGGCCAGCGCGGGATGCTTTGAGCGCGGCGTCTTTGAGCGTTTCGATTGTCACGCCATCTTGATTTTTAGGCGGTTCATCTTGATTTTTAGGCACTTCTTTTACGGTAGGGGTAGACGCTGCCGCAACTGGATTTTTTTCAAGTGCGGCGGTCAACGCTTCCACTGCCTCTCGCAGTTTTACGATTTCAGATTCTAGCATTTTTGCATTCTCCTTGTTGCTATGCGGTGTTTGATACTATACGTTCCGCAACAATACAATACGAAAAGGAGCGTCTCATGCTGAAGTCGTCAACACTTGCGAAAGAGCTTGGTCTTTCCAAGAACAAAGTCATCGAGCTTGCCAAGGCTGGCACGATTCCGTCAATCCGATTGCCTAGTGGGCATTTTAGGTTTGATCTAACAGAGGTGCTGGCCGCGCTGCGCCCAAGCGAGGCGGGGCAGTCAGATGGTTAAGTTTACATATTGCAAGAGCTTCGCGCACGCGGAGACAAAGGAAGTCGATTGGGACGACTTCACGCGCGTGACAGCCAAGTCTGTTGGCTACGACACAAAGCAGGAGAGCATCAAGCGCGCGGCCATCGTCGGCGGTATTCGTGCGGATGAGACGGTGGGCCGCGCCGAGAACATCGCGTCACGCACGATGGCGTCTCTTGATTATGACGATCTCCCCGAAGGCACAAATATGGACGACGTTGAGCTTGCTTTGGCTTTGGGTCTGGATTGCGCCTTCACTGCGTACACGACGTTCCGTCACGCGCCTGACGCGCCACGCTTTCGCGTCTTCGTCCCGCTCTCTCGCCCGGTCACGCCTGCCGAGTATTCTGGCGTCGTTGACGAGATCCGCGAGGCTGTCGGATTGGACGGTCTCGACAAGTGCAGCTACACGGTCAACCAGATCATGTTTCTCGCCTCGCACCGCAACGGCACCGAGCCTTGGCACTTATCGCAGGGTGGCGAGCCTTGGCCTGTCTCTGAGGCGCAGCCAGAGGTGGTGGGCGGTATCGTGTCGGCCAGTGACGTCGATCACCTTGACGACCTCTCCAGCGCTCTCGCCAATCAACCGCTCGACATATCGCATGATCAGGTTGACGCCATCCTGTCCACTTACGAGGCGGCGACCTGCGACTACGATGAGTGGTTCCGCGTCGGCATGGCGCTCTATCACCAGTTCGAAGGCTCAGACGAAGGCTTCGAGCGCTGGGTTGAGTGGTCAAAGCTCGACGCTGATCGCTTTAACGGCAGAGAGATGCGCAGCAAGTGGCGCTCGTTCGGCGGATCTTCCAACCCGATCACAATGGCCACGGTCATCAAGGCCGCTGGCGGTATGCGCGAGGGCGTTGTGGTCACTGCTGATAGCTCTGTGGCGCTGTCTTTGGAATCTGAGGCTGAGCAGGTATCGGATCGCGACACCTATGCCGCCTTCAAGCAGCGCGTGCAGGCTCTCTCTGAGATACAGCTTTCCCCTGACATCCGCTCGCTCTTAGCCAAGACTGTGCATGAGGTCTACGCCAAGGGTGCTGGCATGGGGCTGCGCGAGGTGAAGACGTCCTTCAAGCCTCTCAAGCGCGCTCACGTTGCCGATGGCGAGGTCGGGGTGATGGACACGCCCGACTGGCTTCGCGGGTGGGTTTACGGCGAAGCCGACTGCGTCTTTATCAATACTAGCGTGTCGGATTACGCAATCAGGCGTGAGGCGTTTCGCGCTAAGTTTGACCGTATGCCAGAGGTGGTGGCTATGGAGACCGACGCAGCCGAGTTCGCTCTCAACATGGTGCAAATACCGACTGTGGTGCGCTCTATGTATTGGCCCGGTCAGCCGAAGCTCTTTGAGACCGAGGGCAAGGGCCACGTCAACAGCTACCATCCGAGCGGCATACCTGCTTGCGATACACTTGAGGGTGATGAGGATGGTCAGGCTGTCGTTGACATCTTCCTCCAGCACGTCCGCAACACCATCGAGGATGAGCGCGAGGGTAACCTGCTGATCGACTTTATGTCCTACGTCTACAAGCACGCAGGTGGCCGTGTGCGCTGGGGCATGTTGCTTTGGGGCATTGAGGGCAATGGCAAGACGTACTTTTTCCACGTCCTCCAGCAGCTCTTGGGGCGCAACGCCACCGTGATCAACACATCCATGATCGAGAGGCCGTTCAACGACTGGGCTGTTGGCTCTCAGTTGATTGGCATTGAGGAGATACGCATCAGCGGCACCAACAAGTGGCGCGTTCTCGATCAGCTCAAGCCGATGATCTCCAACAACAGCATTGCCGTTGAGCCTAAAGGTGCGACGCGATACCACGCGCCCAACTTTGCCAGCTACCTAATGACAACCAACCACCAAGACGCTGTGCCTATGTCCGACAACGACAGGCGCTACTGCGTGATCTTTACCCGCCACCGCGAGCAGGCGGATCTCTTTGAGCAGCACGGTGGGCGCGAGGCTGTTGGCAAGTATTTTGATGTCTTGTTTCGTGAGACCGAGCGCCGGGCTGACGCCATTGGGCGTTTTCTGTTGGATTGGGAGCCGTCGGCTGAGTTCGATCCGCATGGGCGTGCGCCTGTCACGGCGGGCCTGAAAGAGATGAGGTCTGCGAATGTATCAGATGACCGACAGGCTATTGAGGATGCGATTGAGGATCATGCGTGCGCTATTGTTTCGCGCGAGGTGCTGGACGTCACACATCTAAACAACTGCATCACGATGGACGGGAAAGACGCTCCGCACGGGCGCGCCTTGGCGTCGATATTGAGGGAGATGGGGTATAGGCAGGCTGAGCCAAAGCGCGTCAAAGTGCGGGGATCGGTCCACTACGTTTGGTTCAAAGGAAACGGGCCAGACGATGCTACGGCGGCGGCTGACAGTGTGCGCAAGTGGCATGCTGGCACTGAGGATTTCTCTGACGTGCCGTTTTAGGTTTGAGGTGCGCAAAGAGGTGTGCATAAAATGTTTGCGCACCTCGTTTGCGCACCGCTACTAAACCCCTTATTTTATTACTTTTTTTCTATTAAAATAGAGTAAAAGTGATCGGTGATCAATAAAAAGGAAATATTCAATGGGGGGAAACTGTAGACTTAAAAGAGGGTATTAGGAGAAGTCTACAGTGTAACTCCAGCCAGTGAGCGACTTGAAAATAACGCGCACCGCGCACCGCGCACCGTGCGGCAACAGCAATGGAGATGACGACATGACGACGAAAAGAGCAGAGATTTTGGGTGAGGCTGCGCGGTTGATCGCAGCGGACGGGGAGCGCGGGACGGCGTATGGATCGCCAGCGGAGAACTTTGGGCGCATAGCTGTCGGGTGGTCTGTTATTCTGGAGAAGCCAATCAGCGCTGAGCAGGTGGCGCTATGCATGGCTTGGCTGAAGATTGCACGGCTTGTTCATAGCAGTACGGAAGATGGCTATGTTGACGGCGCGGCGTACATCGCCCTTGCGGCAGAGCTGGCGGACGAGTAAGGTATCGACATGCTACTGCATTGCCTCAATAAACTCAGCCCTCGCTCTAACAAGCGAGGGTCTTTTTTGTGAAGTTTGAGGTTGATGGAACCCACGCGGATTTGGACACGGTTGAAAGCCTGATTGATATTATCCTTGTGGCTCTTAGCTTAGCGCCTTTCGAGTATAGCGAGAGCGAGGCTGGTGTTGCCCTGTGCCACGTCCTCGCCATGCTGCTACATGAAGGCGAGGAGACTTTGCACTAGCTAGATGCGTAAAAGCGCTGTGGAACGCACACGGCGCAGCATAGGCGCGTGCGCGCGTGCCATAATCACCTCGAGTTTGCAAGTTTGCAGCTAATACTTTGCAACTTTGCAGCGCTATTCGCTGACAGCTATAAGACCAGTGCAAACGCCCGGTTAAGGCCAGACGCTGTAAGCTATTGATATTGCTGCGTATTAACTAGAGGTTGTGTGCCTACTCGCCTTATTGGTGTTAACATAATGACCATTATCGGCGTTAGCTGGCGATCTGGTGCCGATCTGGTGCCGATCTGGCTCGGACCCCCTCCCGGGGCGGGTTGGCGGGCGGGCGTGTATGTGTATATGAAAACGCACACACGGCTTTGAGCTTTAAGCCCCCACCACCACCCTTGCTAAAAAACAGCACCTACCATAAAATTTTAAAAAATTGCGAGGATTGAAAATGGCAGGCAAGGCGCTCCGAAAGCGAATACTGACAGACATATCGAACAGCGGCGGGGCCGACTGGCTGTTTGATCAGGTGGCGAGCGGCATCACCGTTGCGGAGATCGCGAGACAGTACGGGTGTACTCGCAGCTACGTGAGCCGAGCGATCAACAGCGTGCCCGAGTACAAGGCGGCCATTGAGGGTGCGCGCGAGGAGGCTGCGGACGCGCTGGTTGAGCAGGGCTTGGAGATGGTTGACGAGCTTAGCGGCGACAGCAGCAGCAACGAGATAGCGGCCACGCGCGAGAAGGTGAACTTCCGCAAGTTTATGGCGGGCAGCATGAACCAGAACAAGTATGGGACGCGGCCACAGAATAACGTGACGATCAGCATTGGCGACATGCACTTGGATGCGTTGCGTAAGGTTAATAGCGAGCTGGCGGCAATCGACGCGGATGACCGGGTGGTCGAGGCTACATATGAGGATATCAGCGATGAGTAACCCGCTAGAGGAGTTTGTGCGCGAGTACCGCGACGACCCTGTGAAGTTTGTTAAGGAGGTGCTGGGCGCGACCCCGCTACCGTATCAGGCGGAGTTCTTGCAGGCTATTGCTGATGGGGAGCGTAAGATGAGCGTGCGCAGCGGCCACGGCACGGGTAAGTCCACGTCGGCTTCGTGGGCGATGCTGTGGTACGTGTTGCTGCGGTTTCCGAATAAGGTTGTCGTGACGGCCCCGACGAGCGGGCGGCTTTTTGACGCGCTGTTTGCGGAGTTGAAGCGGTGGATCAACGAGCTGCCGGAGCAGTTGAAGCCTATGCTGACTGTGAAGTCTGACCGGGTTGAGCTAGCGGCTGCGCCGTCTGAGGCGTTCATATCGGCCAGAACGAGCCGCGCGGAGACGCCAGAGGCCTTGGCGGGTGTGCACAGTGAGAATGTACTGCTGGTGGTGGACGAGGCGTCGGGTGTGCCAGAGAAGGTGTTCGAGGCGGCTGCGGGCAGCATGTCGGGCCACGCGGCCACGACGATCCTGCTCTC